TATCGCCTGCGCCGCACCGACCCGGACTTTGCCCGCCAGTGGTATGCCGCGCTGGCGGAAGGATACGACAATCTGGAGATGGAACTGCTGCATCATCTGCGCAGCGGGGAGACCCCCGGCGATGGCACGCCGCCGCGCAAATTCGACACCGCCATCGCCCTGCGCTGCCTGACCGCGCACCGCGAAAGCGTGGCGCGGGAAAAGGGCCGCCGCACGCTGGCCGACGAGGTCGCCACCATCGCATCGATCAATGCCAAGATCGACGATATGCGCGCCCGCAGCAAGGCGGGCGATGCCGCGGTGCGCAAGGCACGCCGGGAAGCGGCAAAGGCCCGCGGAAATGGCTAACCGGCGCAATCTGTCCCGCGGAGGGTGGCTGCGGCGCCCGGGCGATGAGGCCGATGGCGACCGCGAGGAGCTGGCCCGCCGACTGAAGCCGCACGAGCTGGCCGCGCTGGGCAGCTATTACTGGGAAGGCTGGGCCCGCGATGCGCAACTACCGCCGAGCGAGGCCTGGCGTACCTGGCTGATCTGTGCCGGACGCGGTTTCGGCAAGACGCGGGCGGGCGCCGAATGGGTGCGCGACGTGGCCCGGCACGACGGTTCGGCACGCATCGCGCTGGTGGGCGCCAATCTGGCGGAAATCCGCAATGTCATGGTGGAAGGCGACAGCGGCGTACTGGCGGCATCGCCGGGTGCGCTGGCCCCGGAGTTCGAGCCGAGCCTGCGCCGGTTGACGTGGGAGAATGGCGCGATCGCCTGGCTCTATTCCGCCGGGGAGCCGGAAACGCTGCGCGGGCCGCAGCATAGCCATGCCTGGTGCGATGAAATAGCCAAATGGGATAATTCAAGCGAGCGGGCCATGTCTGCCTGGAACAATCTGCAACTGACGATGCGGCTGGGGGACGGCCCGCGCGTGGTCGCCACCACCACCCCGCGCCAGACCGCGTTGATGCGCCGGATCATGGCGGATGCGAAGGCCGGCAAGGTCGCCGTGGCGCGCGGCGGCACGCTGGACAATCGGGAAGTGCTGCCCGCCGATTACCTCGCCGCGATGGTCGAACAGTTCGAACAGAGCAATTTCGGGCGGCAGGAACTGGAGGGCGAAATGATCGCCGCGGTCGAAGGCGCGCTGTGGAACCGCGCGCTGATCGAACGATACCGGCACATGGAAGCGGTACCGCAGGCACGGCGTGTCATCGTGGCAGTCGACCCGCCGGCCAGTTCTTCCGGCGATGCCTGCGGGATCGTGGTGGCCATGCTGGGCGTGGACGGCACCGCCTATGTCAGGGCCGACTGTTCCGTGACGAATGCGACGCCCGAACGCTGGGCCCGCGCCGTGGCCGATGCGGCCCATGCCTGGCAGGCCGACCGCGTGGTGGCCGAAGCCAACCAGGGCGGGCAGATGGTCGCCAGCGTGCTGCGCGCGGCCGATATCGCGCTGGCGGTCAAGCTGGTCCACGCCAGCCGCGGAAAGACGGCGCGCGCCGAGCCGATCGCCGCGCTGTATGAAGCGGGACGCGTGCGGCACACGGGCCTGTTCGCCGCGCTGGAAGACGAGATGTGCGGACTGGTGGCAGGCGGCGGTTACGAAGGGCCGGGACGTTCGCCGGACCGGGCCGATGCGCTTGTGTGGGCGCTGACGGAACTGATGCTGGTGAAGCGCACCGCGCCGCGGGTGCGGTGGATTTAGGGTGGCCGCGTTTACCGGATAGCTGTGCGGACTTTTAGGAAAGCACCGCCCCGGAACAGGTCCGGGGTGACTGGTTTGCAAAATCGGTCCTCCTTCCGTCACCCCGGACCTGTTCCGGGGTGGTGCTTACTTGTGGGGCAGCGGCGGAAAACCGTGTTCTTCCGCAAGATCGATCCAGTCGGGATTGTTCTGTTCGATAACGTTGAACTTCCACTGGCGGGGCCAGCGTTTGATCGTCTTTTCGCGAGCGATGGCATTCTCGATATCGTCATGCGCTTCGAACCACACGAGCCGTTTGATGTCGCGCTCGCTCGTGTAACCGCCGAAGGTGTCGGCGCGGTGCTGGTGAACCCGCGAAAGGAGATCTGACGTTACGCCGGTATAGAGCCGCCCGCGGTGATGGCTGGCAAGGATGTAAACTGTCGGTTCGAACGTTCGCATCGTGGATTAGTGAAAGAAGCACCGCCCCGGAACACGTCCGGGGTGACGTGGCCGGAACAAGTCCGGGGTGACGAAGCCGGAACACGTCCGGGGTGACGGAGCCGGGACGGGTCTGCGTTGCCCCGCCCTTACCCGCGGCCGCGGAGGGTGCGCAGGAGGGCTTTGAGGCCGGCGCCGAGGCGGCTTTCGTCCCTGGTGCGGTCTTCCTGGCGCTTGAGCTGGCGAGCCATGTGTTCGTGGCGGACGGCGCTTTCGCGCAGGCGGCGGGCGACATCGGGATCGGTATGTTCGGCGGCAAGGCGGCGGGCCTGCCGGGCGAGCTGGAGATAGTAGATTGCATCGCGCGGGGCGCCCGCGGCGCGGTCTTCCCCGCACTTGTCGGCGCGCACGAAAGCCAGGCCCGGACCGGGCTGGTGTGTGCCATCGAATCGAGATCGGTGCGCCATAGCCGTACCTTGTGACCCATTGCGGGGCCGCCCTCCATCGCGGACCCGTCACCGTACCAATTCCGCACAATTGTGGGCTGCGCCTGTGCTGCGCGGCCCCTGCATCCGGAGAACTACCATGAGCTTTCTCACCAGCCTCGTCTCCGCCTTCAAGGGCGGGGGCGGCGCCCGCGTGCCTGTATCGCGCGGGTTCGTTTCGCCCTGGTCGCACTGGGGCGCGACCGCTTTCGATGGCGGGCCGCCGGGACGCGGCCCCTTCGATTATGCCCGCGAAGTCGGCCAGGCCTATCTTGCCAACCCCGTGGCGCAGCGCGCCGTGCGCATCGTGGCGGAAGGGGTCGGCAGCGCGCCGATCGCTTGCGCGGACGAACAGCTTTCGGCGCTGATCCGCTGTTCCTGCGGCGCGCAGCCGCTGCTGGAGGTGCTGGCGGCGCAATTGAGCCTGCATGGCAATGCCTATGTCCAGATCGTGAAGGACGGCAGTGGCGTTCCGGTGGACCTGTTTCCCCTGCGGCCCGAGCGGGTGCAGGTGGTGGCGGGCGACGACGGGTGGCCGGCCGCCTACCGCTATATTCTGGCCGATCGCACGATCACCCTGCCGCTGGAGGACGAGGACGGGTGGCCCTGTGTCATCCATCTCAGGGGCTTTCACCCCACCGACGACCATTACGGCGCGGGATGCCTGGCCGCCGCCGCGCCCGCCGTGGCGATCCACAATGCGGCGAGCGAGTGGAACCGCGCGCTGCTGGCCAATGCCGCGCGGCCGAGCGGCGCGCTGGTGTACGACGGCGGCGATACGGGCGGACTGACGGGCGAGCAGTTCGACCGGCTGAAGGCCGAACTGCTCGCCGCCTATCAGGGCCACGGCAATGCGGGGCGGCCGATGCTGCTGGAAGGCGGGCTGGACTGGAAGGCGATGAGCCTGAGCCCTGCTGACATGGATTTCGCCACGCTGAAGGCGGCGGCGGCGCGCGACATTGCGCTGGCGTTCGGGGTGCCGCCCATGCTGCTCGGCCTGCCGGGCGACAATACCTATGCCAATTACCGCGAGGCCAACCGGGCGCTGTGGCGGCTGACCCTGTTGCCGCTGGCGGGCAAGATCCTGGCCGGGCTGCATAGCGGGCTGGCGGACTGGTTCGGCGAGGCGCCGAGTGTCGATCTCGACCGTGTGCCCGCGCTGGCGGAGGATCGCGAGCGGCTGTGGACGCAGGTCAGCGGGGCGAGTTTTTTAACCGATCTGGAAAAACGCGAGCTGTTGGGGCTGGCGAAAATGGAGAGTGGCCGATGACGCGGGAAGACATGCTGGCGCGGCTGATCGCGCAGGCGGGCCACGAAGGGGGCGAGCTGATCACCCTGCGCGCCATCGTGGAGGAAGCGAGCGAACTGGGCGCGAACCGCGTGCTCGACCGGCTGGGCCTGGGCGATCCGTCGGCGCAGGAGGACATCGACGAATTGCGCGAATTGCTGGGCGCCTGGCGCGATGCCAAGGCCAGCGCGTGGAAGGCCGCCGTGGACTGGCTGGTCAAGGGCGTGCTGGCGCTGCTGCTGGTCGGCATCGCCGTGCGGCTGGGCGTGGGGGACAT